CATCAGTTCGGCCTTCAGCATCAACTCAATGTCGTCACGGGTCTCGGTGATCCGCCGCTCCAGACGCTGGCCTTGCTCGACCAACGCCAACAGCAGATCGCGCTGATCGGCCATCTCGCGTCGCACGTCTTGAAGCAGACGTATCACTATGCTCGTGGGTTGATCGCTCATCGCTCAAGCCTGGTATTGATTACCTCGAGACACCTCGGGCAGGTCACAGCCTCATCGCGGATAGTCCACGTCGCCCGGCGTATGTCGATCGCTCGCGGCTGTTTGAAGCACAACGCCGACACGGAACCATCCTCCCGGATCTTGGCGGCGCGATGATACGTCCGCTGGCGGGGGGCGCGCCGGTTCGTTGGGTCAGCGGCCATTGTCGCAGCAGGCATTGTCGCACTCCCATTCGTCTATCCCGCTCGGATTGTACATCGCTTCGCGGACGCCGAGGCGATGGCCGCAACCCGGGCATTTCGGTGTGGCCTGGTCTGGGTCGTCTCTGGCATCCCGCTGCCACTGCCTCACTGTCGGAAAGGCGCTCGTCGGACGGCTCGGTTGGTCTGGCGCACCTGTCATTTATACTCTCCGATCTCTTGGGCGATCTGGACCAATTCATCGAGCGCCGCCTTCCTAACAGATCGCGGAGTCTGGCCAGAGCGTTCTAACGCCGTCCGCGCGATACGGGCGATCTGGGTAACGACGTGGGCCTTTTGCCAGTAGGCCGCGGGCGACTTCGGGAAAACCGTGAACGGATACGCCTCGGCCCAGGACGCGACGCGGTGCAGCGCTTCCTCGAGCCGGTCCATGCGGTCTTGCTCGGCCTCGGTCATCGTCTCCCCCTCTCACGGATGTGTCCGTCTTCCCACCCATCCACGGCCCAACCCTCTCTCGGAACAGGCGGACCAAGTTTGTTGGCCAGATTGTCCACGGTCGCGCCCATTGTCGCCGCTTCATACGCCGCGGTGCGGAGCGAGCCGTTTCCCGCATCCTCTGCTCCCGCGATGACAAGCAGACATCCACTCAGCCGCCGCACTTCCGCCGTGAGCCGCTCCACGAGCGCCGTGACAGGGTCGCTCGTCTTGGGCTCCGTCGGTTCGCTCATGGCTTCCGCCGCTCGTTTTCGAGCTTCGTGATGCGTTGGCTCAGCGTCAGGTTCTCATTCAATCCGTAAAGCAGATGCCCGCGCGTGTCGTCGGTGTCGGCGCGAATGTGGCTCATCCGGTCAAGCAACCGCTCGAAGCCGTCGTTGATCTCCCCCATCATGCGATGGAGGTGCGCGTCGAGGGCGTCAAATCGTGCTTTTGTTTCTTCATCCATGGTCGCTCAAATCTCCTGATTGTTATTCCGCCGCTTCCCTGACCGGGCGCACTCGCCACCCGTCCGGCACCGGGGCGCGTAGATCATCCCTCACCCGGCGCTCCAGCCATCGCGCGATGGGGGGCGGGATCGGCGCCCGCCCGCTGGCCCAGCGGTTCGCCAGCGTCGTGTCGCAGCCGAGCTGCTCGACCAGATGACGGCGGGACCAGCCCAGGACATCGAGGGCGGTGCTGAACTCGGCGGGGGTCACGCCTCGGCCGCGTGAACAAGAGCCGCGCCCCGAAGCCCGCGATCAAACGCGGCCAGCAACTCAGCGGCAACGTGGTCCTGAACCGTGCGCACCGCGTCCTCGTCCTCATCGAAAACGCTGATCCCCAGTAGATTCCAGGCGGCGTTCAGCGCGGCCAGATCCTCGGCGGAATAACCCTCGGTATTGTCGTCGCGAAAATAGTCCATGTGATGCGTCCTCGTGTTGATGTCCGTGTTATAAGGACACCGACCGGGCGCGTCAACAACAAAATGAGGACATGAGAGATTTATTTTGGGGACACGTAGCCACGACCGCGCGGTGCCGATCCACGGCGGAAACAAACCGGCCGAAAACTCCAAAATACGGCGGAAATCCGCCATTCCGTTGTTCCTGCGCGAGGAAGACCACACACGCATTTCCGCCGGTTTCCGCCATGGTTTCCAAAAGTTGTCATCGGGATTTTGACAACCGGATTATCGCCGCCGTGGCCATCCGCTCCTGATCCGCCGAAGCCGTGTAGAGCGACACGAGTGCCAACGACCGATGCCCGGTGATGGCGGCGATCTCGTGCGCGCTGCACCCGGCCTCCGCGAGGTTCGTCGCGGCCAACTTTCTCAACCCGTGGACATTGCGACCCGGCTCGAAGCCGATCCGCGCCAGCGCCTTCCGGAGCCCGTCAGTGACCCTGTTGGGCGACCACGGCCGGCCGCGCGAGTTGACCAATATGGTCGTGGCCCTACGCGGCCACTGGTTCATCTCGGCTCGCAGCACGGGATGCACGGGCACGACAAGCGGTGTTCCCGTCTTGCCCTGCGTGACCCTGATCCGCTCGCCGTCGTAATGCGTCCACGCCATGCGGCAGAGGTCGCCGCGCCGCTGGCCGGTGAACAAGGCCAACAGCACCAGCCGTCGCAGGTGCTCGGGCAGGGCGGCGATGGCGTGATCAGCCTGGGCCTGAGACCACGCGGGGAGATGACCGCCGGGTATGAGATCGATCTTGTGCGCCGGGTTGTGTTCCAACCAGTCGGCTTTGACGCCCCACCCGAACAGCGCACTGGTCACATTCACGAAGCCATTCGCCGCTCCGGGTTTTCCGGTGGAGAAGATGGCATCACGCACGGCGCGGATATGCTGACGTTTGACTGTCGCCGCTGGGTAATCGCCAAGGCCGGACAGTCGCTTGAAGTAAAGCGCGCACTTCTTCTTGCGCGCGTCCGATAGCCGGTCCCACTCGGGGCTGCGCTGGTATGCCGCGATCATATTCGCGAGGCTATCGGCGGGGGATTTAGCGGGAGCGACTTTTGTCCGCGCGTATTCATACGTGCGAACCGACCCGTCCGCGAGCCGCTTTCTGACGGTTTTGGTCTTCGGCTTCACGACGGATACTTTCGACCACATTCGAGACAGCCTCCCCAATATCAGCGCCGGCGTCCTCGGCGCCCATCGCCCGATCGAGCGCGAGCCTGTCCCATCTTGGGCTCTGTTTCCCGAGTCGGTATGTCGCCTGGGGCAGCGTGCCACGGCGCACGGCCCTGCGGAACGCCTCCGTGTCGTAGCCGACGTAATCCGCCGCCTCACGTGCTGGCAGCCATCTCGCGTCGATCACCGCCTGTCCCTCGTCCGATACCGCGCCAAATGCTCCACCGCGACGCTCTCGGCCATCCGCGCCGAGAGGCGGCTATCCTCCACCAGTTCATCCAAACATCGCTCCTGGCTCCGCACACGCGCGGCAAGGGCACGCAGGCGGCAGGCCAAAGCCGGGTCGGTCTCGGAGACGAGATCGGCGATCTCGATCAGTTCGGCGTGGTTGGTCATTGTGGAAGGGCCTCCGCTACCGCCAGAACGAATGTCATCGTGGCCGCGACGCCCGTGGCGAGGCAGGCGAGGATGGTGAGCGCCCTCATGCCGGCACCGGGGCGCGGAGAGCCTTTTTCGCGGCTCTGTTGGCCTCGCGTTTCGCCACTCCCTCGCGATTCTTCTGAAGCCAGATAGGATCAACGGAACGCTTAGCGATCATCTCCCGGTGTTTGCGTTGCCACTCCGGATTAGCCGCCATTCGAGCCATCGCTGCTTTAAGGTTCTGTTTTCTCACCGGATCGGCATGGACTCGCACCATGGCCGCTCGTTGATTCTCACGCCAAACAGGGTCAGCGGCGCGCTTTGCCCCTCCTTCACGATTTTTCTGTTGCCATGAAGGGTCGCTAACTCTCTTGGTGAGAATCGCACTCCGCTTCTGACGGTAATCCGGATCTGCTTCGCGCTTGGCAATCCCCGTGCGGAGTTTCTCCCACCAAGAAGGATCATTCACAAGTTTGGCTGATACTTTACGGTGATTTTCCCTCCATGCCGGATCAGCAGCCATTCGGACCTTGGCTTGACGTTGTTTTTCTCGCCATATGGGGTCTTTCGCTCGGCGAATAGCCGCTTGTTTGTTTTTTTCATGCCACACAGGGTCCAGGCAACGCCGGGCAATTCCTTCGTGAAGCGATTGACGCCAGATTGGATCATTCGCCAGGCGAGACGCCCACGCGCTTGTGAAGCCATCCCCGCCCTCGATTTCATTTCGGCATAAAGGATCAACGCCTATGACACCAAAAGGGACCAGTGCGGCCTCCGCTGCGTAAGCGTCGGCTTCAGTATCAAAAAACTCCATTATTTCGATGGTGAGCGCATCCAACTCTGGGTGATTAACGATCCAATTCCCAGAACCTTTGTAACGGTCGTTCAAATTGCGTGTGCTATGTTTCCCTCCATACCATTCGCCGGTTTCTTGATGCCAGGTGCAGTAAACGTAATGCCAATACCCATTGGCGTCTGGAGGCGGGATGTCCAAGATCACGACACCTTCTCCAAAAACGGATCTTGGCCTGGGGCGAAAACGCCATCGTTCGGCGCGCTGGTTTCGTCAGCGGAGGTGCGCCTGATCGCCTCCTGTAACAGGTGGTCCAGACGATCACGGGCGCCGTTGCGGAGTTTGTCCTGGGCGGTTTGGACGTCACTTCTCGCGAGGATGGCATCGACTTCCTCGCTGCCCTCGGCCGCCGCGAGTTCCAGCGCCAGCGCGTCGAGCCATTGGACAACGGTCTGTTTCTTCGGCGCGTGCGAATCCGGTTGTTCGCGGGATGTTTCGCGAACGGGCGCGGTGGCTGGTGCGGCGTGCTCGATCGTCGGGCCGGCGAAGGTATCGCGGTGAGGCTGCTGGTCGAACTCTTCCGGCGAATAGACGCCCAGCATGACCTCCGGCGCGTGGCGGCGTGCCCAAACGCGGGTGCCGGCGTAGCAAAGCTGCTGCTCGGGTTGCTTGACCCACATGCCGTTCGTGGTTTTCGCTTCCTTCAGCCAGAGGGTTATTTCCCTCGGCTTTGTTTCGCCCTTGATGGTGCCCCGCACCATGACCTTCAAATCGGGACCCGCGCCGGAGTATTCGTATTCCAACCGGGCGGCCATGATCCCGCTGCCGTTGAGCGCCGCCGCGACAATCTTGCCCTCAAAATTTAGCTTGCCGTTGATGACCGAAGTGCAGGCGGCGACGGCGAACGGTGACATTCCCCAACGCATCGCCTGCTCCACGATGAGCAGACAATCGCCGGGATTTTTCCGCAGATGCTCTGGAATGCCGATCTTCCCAAGCGACATCATCTCGGCGAGCCGGATGGCGCTCTCCATGTTCGTCGGCATCAGCGCGTTGGCGCTGCCGCTGGTGGGGACAATCGCGTTCATTATTTGGTCCTCAGTGATAGCGTCGGGAGAGAATTGGACAGCACGGCGCCCGGGACTTCGCCGCCGCTCTTCAATACTGACGCGATGGTTTGCTTATCTATCTTCCGCACCAGTTCGACATAGAGATCGGGGATTTCGTCCTCGTTGGTGATCTGCACCGACGGCTGTCCGGCGCGGATGGACGCGGTGATGTCGGGGAGTTCGAACTTCGAGCGCCCGAGGGCGTCTAAAATCGCGAAAGCCGTGCCTCGGAATGCCTCGTTGCGGCGCTGGTAACGCTCCTTCCGCGCCCGCATGTCCTCGATCAACCCCGCTGATGCCTCGGCCATCGCCTTGGCGTCACGGGCAGCGCGTAACAATCTCGCGAGAACGCTTTCAATGTCGCCACCGGCCGTCCCGAGTAATTCTTCAAGCGCCGCCTCGTTCTGTTCGAGGCCGCTATCATCGGCCAGTAGCCGCGCGCGAGCGGACTGCCACGCCGCCATCGCCTGCTCCACGCGCCATGCACTCGGTGCGTCGCTCATGCCGCGCGCTCCTGTTCCACCGTCACGTCCGCCAGCGCCGCGCGCAGCAGCATGTCGCGCACCGCGTTGATGGACTTCTGGTGGATGTCGCGGTGGTCCCGGTGTTTCACGGCAACGTCCAGTTCAAGCAACATCATCCTGATGTCGTAAGCCGTCAGCTTGTTCATAGCAGCGCGTCCGCTTTCTGCTCGGCGGCATGAACGTCGCACCAGGCCGCCCCATCGACCCACTCAGTCGCGTCGGCGCGGCACTTCCAGCCGTTACACTCCAGGGTGACTTCGCCAGTTCCCTCGCACGTCTCGCAGCGAAACGCCTTGGCCCACGGATCGTTTGGATGGTCGTGCGTGATCTGGCCGCAGCCTCGGCAGTCGTCGCATTCAGAGATGAGGGGCGGACGCGTGTCGGGATTTGACCGGACATCATCGGCGCGTAATGATTGAGTTTCGGTCGGGGCCGAACGGGGAGATAATGAAGAATGAACGGACATAACGCGCTCCAGGTGTCTGGAACGCACCCTATGCAGGATTTCTGCATGTCGCAAGCCCTAAATGCAGATTCCCTGCATTTTCTTTTCACGCGCGGTGAGCCGCCCGAACGTCAGTCAGCCATATCAACCTTGAGAAAGCCTGGGGAACCCCCGCCTAGCGTTCCGCCTGAGATGCCTGGTCCGCTCGCCAGATTGCCTTCGCCAATCCCGAAGTCCCCTCGGAAACGATCCCCCGCATTATCCACTCCGTCGAAACCCCGTAGCGGTCGCAAAAGCACTTAATGAACCAGTGGCCGGGGTAATGGTCGCCTCGGAGCCAGTTGCCGAGTTTCGTGGGGGAGACGTGCAACTCCCTCGCGACCTCGGCCTGGGTCTCCCCTATCGCCTCGATCGCGACACGTAAACGACGACCCACCTCTAACTTATACATGGCCTCGCTCATGCCAAATAATTGAGCGAATGTAGATTATCTGCGATGCAGAAGAAAGCCATATTGACCGTATGCAGAAATCCTGCATACTCGGGCCATGCCAGCATATGACCCGCCCCTCACCAAAGTCCTCAAGAAGGTCGGCCCCAGCAGGCTGGCCGATCACCTGGGGATTGTCCCCTCGGCCGTTACCCAATGGCGGCGGGTCCCGGCCCGGCACGTTCCGCGCGTAGCGGCGCTCACGGGCATCCCAGAACGCGAAATCCGCCCGGACATGTATCCGAGCGTTGAGACCGTCTGATGCATCCACAAACACAGAGGGAAACACACATGAAACGCTTACTCGCCACCACCGCCATCGTCGCCGGCGCGATGTTCTTCTCACCCACGGCCCGCGCCGCGTTGACGATCGGCGTGCTGCCCACCATCGATCAGGTGCCGCAATCGCAGAGCGCGCCGTGCATCATCTGCGGCACCAATCAGGCGCATAACCCGGCGGGCTTCGGCTTCAACGATTTCACCAGCACTGGCAACCTGACGTCGTTCAATACTTTCAGCACGAACATCAATCCCGGTGGCGGCGGTCAGGTGGCTGGCGACCTGGAGGCCAACGCGGTCGGCTATGGCGCGGGCTCGGTCCTGGAAGCGTTCCTGAACGGTGGCGCCAACGCTGGCTTCGATCCGCTGTTTCATTTTGGCATCGTTGTCGATATCAACACCGCGCATGGCGGCGAGACCCTGACGGCGTTCCAGTTGATCGACCTGAACAAGCCCGCCGGTCAGCGGGTGATCTTCGACCTCTCTCCGCTGCTGCCGTTCGCGATGCCCGACACCCAGAACGGCAATGGCAAAGGCGACTACCTGATCAGCGGGTTCGACCTGTCGCTGGGTTGTCGTGACTCCGGCCAGTTCGTGTTGGCAGACTGCGTGATCCAACCGGGCGACAGCCTCCTGTTTCACGCCGCGTGGACGGGCGCCAGCGACGGCGCGGAGAGTTTCTACATGATCGCGGTCCCCACCGCCGTCGTGGACACGCCCGAACCCGCCTCGCTCGCCGTCCTGGGTCTCGGCCTGCTGGGCCTCGGCGCGGTTCGCCGCCGTGTTTGAACAGCATCTCGCCTCACCCCCCCGAGGCAGATCGAGTGGCGGGCGTTACCCGCCTTCGTCACACCCCAAACTTCCCTCCGCGCTCGCGCCCCCATGCGGGCCGGAGGGCTTTTGAGGTGAACCACGCCACCCGCATCGCCGCGCTCTCCGACGAAAACGGCGACCTGATCCGCGCGCCGTGTCCCGCGTGCCGCGCATCAACCTCGGGCGTGACCAACACGAGGGCCTGGCACGGCATCGTCAGGCGCAGACGGAAATGCCGTGCCTGCGAACACCGTTGGTCGACGCTCGAGATACCGTCCGAGCTGGCCGCCTCGCTTCCGCTCATGGAGGAGAATTTGCGGCGCGTCTCCCGCACGGCGGCCGAAATGGCGGACGCCCTCAACGCGATCACCGCGCTGATGCCGGCGAAAGGCGAGGGATGAAATGGCCGCATCGACATGGGCATCGCCGGAAATTGATGCGCGAATCATCGCGCTAAAGCAGACGAAGGGCCTGTCGCACGCTCAGATCGCGCGGGAGATCGTCGCCGAGTTCGGCGTGTTCGTGAACAAGAACATGGTGCTCCGTCGCGCCAGGACGATCCTGGGCATAGACCGGGGCGAGAAGGCCGCCAACGAGAGGCAGGAGCGCAAGCGCAAAGCCGAGCGAGCGGCGTTGGAGCCAAAAGCACCGCGCCCGGTCAATGTTCCGCCGCCCGTCGTGACCCTGCCGCCGCTGGCGAGCGCGCTGGCGCCGTGGCCCGTGCCGCCCGCACCGCTCGGCAACGGCAAATGCGCATTCCCGCTCTGGGCCAACGGGGCGACGCCCAGTCATGAATACTGCTCGAAGCAAACGCCGCTGGGCAGCAGTTGGTGCTCTGACCATCGCGCGGTCGTCTGGCACACGTATCGACAGGCGAGGGCCGCATGAGCGCCCGCCCAACCTGGGAGCCGATAGGGCTCCGCTGCAAATCGTGCGGTTACCTCTGGGACGACTGGACGCCGCAGGACGTCCCGGCGAAAACTATAATCGCGCATTGGAAAACCTATCGCTGCCCGGAGTGCGGCAAGGGCGGCCGCTCCGTCCTGCTTCGTGCTTTTAACGCGGAGCCGGGGACATGACCGCCGCGCGCCCTCCCAACGTCCAGCGCGAGTGGTCGTTGCAGAGAAGCATCGTCACCTATCTGTCAAAAGCCCTGCCGCCCACAGCATATTTTACATCGATCGACATCGGTTCGGCTGGCTCGGCGCAGCAAGGCGCGTTGCGGAAAGCGAGGGGCGTAAAACCCGGCATCGCTGATGTTTTGATAGCGTATCTAGGCGCGACGCTCTGGCTCGAAATCAAGGCCGGGACACAACTGTCCGAGGCGCAGAAGTTATTCCGCGATCAGGTCATGGCCAACGGCCATTGCTGGGCGCTCGCCAGATGCCCGGAGGACGTGGAGCAGGCGTGCCGCGACGTGGGGATTCCGCTGCGGGCGAGTTTCACCCAGATCCACGCCCGCATCGCCGATCAGGACGCGCGGCTGCCGGCGAAGAAGAAACGCGCGCCGCGACGCAAGGGCTCCGGCAGCGTCTCCGTGGCGGCCGCCCATCGCCTCGGACTGTGGAACCCATGAAGCAAGCATCACTCCCCCTGAGCCCTCCCCAGGCCCGCCACGTCGCCACCGTCCGCACGCCCGAGGGCGTCGTCTACGAGTTCCACGACTGGACCGACCTCGGGCCGCCGCTGCCGTTCGAGACCATCCCGCCAGAGATCAGGCTCCCCGGCGAACCCGGATACCTCGAGCTCGACAGATACATGCGCCCGGTCAGCGGCAAGGGAGGCGCGGGGTGAAGCGCGACACCGATCAGGGCCAGAGCCTCGCCACCATCGACAAGGAACGCCGCATCGGCGCCGCGCTCGCCATCGGTATGCGGATCGCTTCGGATCAATTCGCCGGGTCTCGCTTTCGTTGGTGGCATTTCGACGCCAACGCCGGCGCGGGCTTCAACGAGAAGATCGGCGTCCCCGGTTCGCCGATGGTGTTTTGGCAGGCCGCCCACAAGCATCTTGCCCTCCGACCAGCGCCTTTCTTTTGCGACATAAACACCACCGCCATCGGCGAACTACGCACCGCGCTCTCTGGCAACGGCGCCTCCGTGTTCATGCCAATGGACAATAATGCCGCTCTCATCCGCTTCGCTGGCGCCATCACCGACGCTGGAGAAAACCCAAAATACGCGACGGGAACGGTCGTGGTGGACCCGAATGGATACTACTACCGAAACAAACAAAATATCGGCGCACCAACCGACGCGCTCGATTGGTTTCTGCCGCGATTTCCGCGCGTCGATATTGTTCTGAACCTCAATACTCGCGTCTATCGTCTGCAAAAATCCCAGGGCCACGCAGTCCTCGCGCCGCGTGACCTACTCGCCTCATTGCATAAGAAATACTGGCTCGTCGGTTCCACGCAACACGGCGGCGACAGCTTCCTCATCGCCATCGGACGCAACGTCCCCACAGGCGACTTCGCCGCCGCTGGGTTGCACAAATCCACCAGTCCGATCGGCCAAAGCATCCTCTCGGCGGCCGAGGGCGGACGGCAACAGAAAATGGACCTGTTCCAATGACCGAGATCACCCAACACCCGCTGTCCGCCGCGTTTCCCGCGATGGCCTCCGCCTCCTACGCCGAACTCCGCGCGGATATCGCCGCCAATGGTCTGCGTTCGAGAATCATGATTCTGGACAACCAGGTGCTCGACGGATGGCACCGCTATCGCGCCTGCGTCGAAACTGGTGTCGAGCCCCGGTTTAATGTCTTCGAGGGAGACGAACTCGCCGCTCGCCTGTTTGTTGTCTCGGCGAACCTGATGCGGCGGCATCTGAACGGCACACAACGCGGGATGATCGCCGCTGAGTTCGCCACGCGATCCGTTGGACGCCCCGGAAAAGGGGCGCCAGTGCCTGATTCCATCGCCCAGGCCGCCGAAACACTAAACGTCTCAGAGAGAACCGTCAGAGACGCTCGCGCCGTGCTCGCCAGTGGAGATGCCGAAACCATCGCGAAAGCACGCAACGGCGAGATTTCGGCGAAAAAAGCCGCGATCGAAATCCGCGCCAAAACACCCAAGGCAACAAAACTCAAACCAGTCCCCCTGTTCTCCGGCCCGCTGCCCCCACCCATCGTCATCCAACCCGTCACCGTCGAGGAATGGGCAAACCTGCCGCCTGATCACCGCGCGGCTTACCTCGCCCATCGCAACCCAGACGCCAAATTGAACCACCAGAAAGACACTGAGGACGACAACCTGATCGATTGGGCGAAGTGGACATGGAATCCGATCACCGGGTGCCAGCACAACTGCCCATATTGTTACGCACGCGATATCGCTGACCGTTTCGCCGGCACGTCTCCATTCCCCAACGGATTCATTCCGACATTCCGCGCCGATCGCCTCTCCGCGCCGCTCAACTACCGGCCACGCGAAAGCGACGACCCGCGCGACCGCCGGATCTTTACCGGATCGATGACCGACCTGTTCGGGCGATGGGTGCCGCGGGAATGGATCAACACCGTGCTCGACGTCGCGGACACCTGCCATTCGTGGGAGTTCCTGATGCTGACGAAATTCCCGAAGCGCATGTCCGAGTTCTCGATCCCAAACAATGTCTGGATGGGGACGAGCGTCGATTGTCAGGCACGCGTGGACAACGCGGAGGCGGCTTTCGAGCACGTCGAAGCGAAAGTCCGGTGGCTGTCCTGCGAGCCGATGCTGGAACCGCTCAAATTCCGCCGCCTCGACCTGTTCGACCTGATCGTGATCGGGGGCGCCTCGCCATCCAGTCAGACGCCTCGATGGATACCGCCGTTTGCCTGGCTGGATGACCTCATGCGGCAGGCCAACGATGCCAACTGCGCTGTCTATCTGAAGTCGAATCTCTACCTCAAGGAACAGCCCGGCGGGTCGCGCTACATCTTCAAAGATCAGGCGCCGAAGGTATTTCGATACCTGAAGGCTGATCGGGCCGCCGCCGCGTGACCCACCCCCCATGAGCAAACTGCGGTGGGCCAAGTTCTTTTGGGCGGACTGGTCGAACGATACCGCGCTCAATCTGTGCTCGATCCCCGCGCGTGGGCTTTGGATGTCGCTGTTGTGCATCGCCGCGCAGGGCGACCCGTATGGCGCCGTCAACATCAAAGGGCGCCCCCTGACCGAGGCGGAATTGCGCGACCTTTGCAAAATGAAAAACGGGCCGCATGCCGCCCGCGACTTCCGTCGCTGGCTGGACGAACTGGAGCGGCATGGGGTCTTCGTGTGGGCCGACATCGTGCCTGTTGACTCACCCGATGCTCACCCTAGCCGCACCATTGTCTCACCACGGATGCACCACGACGGCACCATTGCAAAGGTGCGATCGAACGCATCCAAGCACAGATGGAAAACGGCGGACAACCGCCAATCATCCGCCGATTTGCATATGCAAAAACCCTCAATCGGTCCAGATTTGCATATGCAAAGCCCAACTTTTGCATACACAGAATCAGAATCAGAATCAGAATCAGAAGAAGACCCCCCCCGTCCCCCCCGCAAAGCGGGGGGAGGTGCGGCGGGATGTCTGATCGTCAGAGACGAACGGAAGGGTTCGCCTCGCGCCAACGGCACGAACCAGCGCGCCTTCGACCCACCCAAGCCATCGCGTGTGCGTAATGGGTTCTTGCAAACAATCATCAACGACATGGAGTTGAAATGTGATGACGGACCATCACCCGGCGGTGCGGAAGTGGTGCCAATCCCTCGGCGTCCTGTCAGCGGTTAATACCAGCGACGAAGACGCCGCTTCAAAGCTCGCCGTCTACGTTCCTATGCTCGTCCAACGCTTCCCGGCCGCTGCCTTTACCGCCGAGAGCCTGGAGTTCGTCGCGGCCCGCGCCGTCAAGGGCTTCCCGACCTACGGCGAACTGGCCGAATGGCTTGGCGAGTGGTGGAAGGAACGCCGCCCACCGCTCACCGCACTGGCACCGCCCGACATTCCCCCACGGCGGCCAGACGCGACGGACGAGGAGCGCGCCTACGTCACCGCCCGCGTCGCCGAGATCACGGCCCACCTGAGCGCAAGCCGCGCCGCCAACGCGAGCGAGCGGCCACCACCCACCGCGCGCCCGCTCTCTCCCGGCGTGCTCGATGCCCTCAATCCGCTGCCCAATGGCCGCAAGCGCGTGACAGCGTGACTAACGCCGTCCGCCTCACGCCAACCGCCCGCCAACGCTTCCCCGACATCGGCGCCAGCCACGGCGCCCTGATCGCCCACGGCACCAGGACCGGCAACGATACCCACAGCGGCTATTGGCTTCGCGTCGAATGGCCCGGCGACCGCACCACGTGGCTCCGCGCCGAGGATCTGGAGCCAGTCACCGACCAACCGGAGGAAACCCCATGAACCTCGTCACGCTGCTGCTGATCGTCCTGGTCGTCCTCGTCATCGCGGGACTGCCGTCATGGCCCTACGCGAGGGCCTGGAACTACGGCTACGCGCCGTCCGGCGTGCTTGGCCTCGTGCTGGTGGTAATCCTCATCCTGATGCTCCTGGGACGCCTGTGAGGCCCGCAAGGGCCGCTCCCGACGCCTCCGGGTATCCAACAGCCACTCAGGACGCAAAAGCCGCTGGCGGTGCCCGCGGGGCGGAGCGGAGGCGGCTGCTCAAAACTGCTCGAAATAGTTTTGAGCAATCACGCGAAACCGTGGAGCGCCGCGTGGAGCGTCACAACAAACGTGGAGCATTGCGTGGAGCGGCAGGACTGTGGTAGCGGGGAATGAGGAACGCAACCTGTATCAGGAATGAGATGCCCGGCGGACGGCCGTCACTTTATCGCGACGAATACGTCACGCAGGTGCGCCGCCTCGCGTTGCTTGGCCTTACCGATGAGGAAATGGCCTCGTTTTTCGAAGTGTCGAAGCACACACTCTACGAGTGGGATGAGGCGCACCCTGAGTTTTTGGACTCTCGCGCGCGCGGAAAACGTCATGCGGACGGTCGTGTGGCCGAGCGGCTTTACCATCGCGCGCTGGGGTATTCGCACAGGGCCGTGAAGATATTCATGCCGGCTGGAGCGTCGGAGCCGGTTTACGCCAATTACGTGGAACATTTCCCGCCCGATACCCAGGCGGCGTCGTTGTGGCTTCGTAATCGCCAGCCGGACAAGTGGAAGGATCGCACGGAGCAGGCTGTTTATGGCGACCTCAACATCCACCGCGTGCTGTCGGAAGCGCCGTTGACCATCGAGGAATGGACGGAAGCGAACGTCATCGAGCCACCCGATGCCACTTGACGGCGCGACCACTCCCGCTCGCGTTGTATGGGCGCCGCAACCGGGGCAGCAACATAAACTTGTTACGTGCCCCTACATGGAGATCCTGTTCGGCGGCGCGCGTGGCGGCGGCAAGACGGACGGTGTGTTGGGTAAGTGGGCGGTGAAAGCGCAACGCTACGGCGTCGGTTTCAATGGCGTTTTCTTTAGGCATGAGATGCCGCAGGCGGACGATCTCATCGAGCGCGCCAAGGAAATATACCTCCCGCTCGGTGCTGAGTGGCGTGAGCAGCCGCGCCAGTTTCGTATGCCCGGTGGTGGCCGCGTGCGCTTTCGACCGTTGGAGAACGTCGTTGACGCGGCGAAATACCAGGGCCAAAACCTGACGGACTGCGCGGTCGAGGAAGCGGGCAACTTCGCGGACCCCAAACCCATCGACATGCTGTTCGGGGCGCTGCGATCGAAGGGTGGCGTGCCGGTTCAGTTGATCCTGACCGCCAACCCAGGCGGCGTCGGTCAGCAATGGATCAAGCATCGTTACATCGATCCGGCGCCCCGCGGCATGACGCCGCTGGTCCGCAAACTCCCCAACGGCGCGGAACATCGTTACATTTACATACCGTCGCGCATTCAGGACAACCGCATCCTGCTAGCGAACGATCCAACCTACATCAACCGGCTGCATCTGGTGGGTTCGCCAGAGTTGGTGCGCGCGTGGCTGGAGGGTGACTGGAACGTCATCGCCGGCGCGTTCTTTCCTGAGTTTTCCGCTGTCCGTCACATCATGGCGCCGCGCACGTTGCCGGAGCACTGGGCGCGGTTCCGCAGCTTCGACTGGGGCAGCGCACGGCCGTTCGCCTGCCATTGGTGGGCGGTCAGCGACGGATCAATCCCCGACATCGCGCGCGGTTGCCTCGTCTGTTACCGCGAATGGTACGGCATGAAGCCGAACGAACCGAACGTGGGCCTTCGCATGACCGCCGAACAGGTCGCCGAGGGTATCCGCGACCGCGAGAGCGACGATCCAAAGCCCGCCAGCGGCATGATGGTGGGCGTCGCCGATCCCGCGATCTTCGCCGAGGATGGCGGCCCCTCGATCGCCGCGCGCATGACGCAGGCGGCCCGCGTCATCTTCCGGCCCGCCGACAACAAGCGCGTTCCGCAGCGTGGCGCGATGGGCGGCTGGGATCAGTTGCGCTCGCGGCTTGTCGGCGACGCTGATGGCAAGCCAATGATCACGTTCTTTTCGACCGCGATCCACGCCATTCGCACGTTGCCAACGTTGCAACACGACGCGAACCGCGCGGAAGATGTAGACACAGACAGCGAAGATCACTGCGCTGACGAAATCCGTTACGCTTGCATGAGTCGTCC